AGAGTATGAAAACAAATATCTTCAAATCCAAAAGCTGAAGCATGACATTGATTCTTCCAATGCTGCAGTTAAAAAGGCAAAGGAAGAGACAGCCGCATTGCAGTCCACTAATAAATGGATTGTAGCCAATACCGAAGCTGTAATTGAAACGGATAAGCAAATAAAACAGTTAAAGAAAAGCTTTGTTTCCCTTGCTGATTCAGAAAAAACAGGTTCTTCCGGAACTGGAATATTAAGACAGGTGCAGCAACTGGCAGCACAAAGACTAGTCGAGGAAGAATCTATCAGAAGGACAATTAAGGCACAGAAGGATCAGATAATTCAGAGTAGGGCGGAAGAAGGCAGTATAACAGCTCTCAGAAAGCAAATAATCCTCTTGACTAAGGATTATGATGACCTCGGAAGAACGCGAAGAAACGGTGATGCTGGCAAAGCGTTGTTGGCCCAAATAGCAAATGTTCAGAAGGAATTGAGTGCGGCTGAACAAGCTTCTGGTAGATTTCAAAGAAATGTAGGTAATTATGCAAGTGCATGGAATGGGCTCGGTTTCTCTGTACAGCAGGTGGCTCGTGAATTGCCTTCGTTGGCTGTTAGTGCAAATACTTTTTTCCTTGCAATTTCAAATAATATCCCAATTCTTGTTGATGAGATTGCTAGAGCTAGAAAGGAATATGCTGCATTTCAAGAAGCTTTGAAAGCGGGAAATACAAATGTCAAGGCTGTTGCTCCAGTTTGGCAGCAATTAACAAAGTCCCTTATAAGCTGGCAGACTGCTCTTGTTGTTGGATTAACTCTGCTTTCTGTGTATGGTAAGGATATAATTAACTGGATTAATACACTATCTCGTTCTTCCGATGCTGTTGATGGTATGATTGTCCGAATGCAGAATCTTAGCAAAGTTATGAAAGATGGAGCAAAACAATCAGCTGCTGAACGTGTGGAACTTGATATATTGTATAAAGCTACCCAAGACCATACTCGGTTGTTAAAGGAGCGGAATGATGCAGCAGACGAGTTACAAAGAAAGTATCCCCAATATTTTGGAAATTTATCGAATGAGGCTATTCTTGCGGGAAATGCTGCCACTGCTTATAAGTCTCTGACTGATAATATACTAAAAGCAGCACAGGCGAGATCAGCAATGAAGATTATTGAAGATAATTACAATAAGATTTATCAATTACAAAAAGCAATAAATGCAGATACTAACTGGACTAACCGCAACAGGGAAAAAACTAAGGAGGGGACGGCTAGTGTTACAGCAGTTGTTGGCAGTTCCATAACTGGATATACACAAACAGGAGAAGTGCTAACAGAAGAAGCTATGGAATACAACAGGAGGAAAAAGGCTTTGAAAGAAAACACAGAAGCCGTCAATGCTTTAAAAGCCGCTAATGATGCTCTTGTAAAATCTATAGATGTAAGTGCCTTTGTAGCTAATAATGGTAGTCCTTTAGGAACTGAAGATATTGATTCTCTCACCGATCAGCAAAATAAAATAGCTGAGTTGATGGACAAACAGGCCTTAGAACAGAAGCGTTCCGCAGAGGATATGCAGATGAAAATAGATGAAGCGCGTATAAAGGCAATGGATGAGGGATCGAAGAAGACTATTGCTGAAATAGAGTTTAATTTTGAAAAGGAAATGCAGGCCATCGACCGACAAAAAGAAGATCTCTTGCGTAAGAAAATAGATGATGCTCGTTCTATATGGGAAGCAAATCCAGAAAACAAAGGAAAAACCTTTGATGCAACCGGTATATCTTTATCGGATAGTGAAAATCAAGGTTTTAACGAGATGTATAAGATTCAGATTGCAGCTTTTGAAAAAAACTTGAAAGAATACCAAAGCCTACAAAAAGACGCTTGGAATGAATATTATATCGAATACGGGAAGTATCAAGAGAAGCGTATGGCTATCATGGAGAAATATGATAAGCAAATAGCTAAAGCAGAAGAAGGTAGTGCTGAAAAAACCACTCTTACGGCTCAAAGGAAAAAAGAACTTGATGACTTGGATAAAGACCTGTTGGACAGTTCGGAACTGTGGAGCAAATTTTTCACAGACTTCTCTAATCGATCTTCTTCATCTATCAGAAGTATAATAGAGGAC